GCCTAATGGTCTTTCAATAACAGGATTTGTTTTTGTGCCTGTATTTACATATGTGTATAAAGTTTCTAATGCTGGAGTGTTACTTGCATTTGTAATTGCAGTTTCCATACTTGCTTGTTTAGTTCTAACAGCATCTCTGTAAGTAGATATGCTACTTGGTATAGCAGTAGATTTTTCTGCGTTTCTAGTTATGTACCAATCAGTATCAGATAATATTCCAGCTACTTGTGATTTTAAAGTTTGTATTAAATTATATTTTAATCCTCTAGTTTTAATATCTCCAGGTGAAGTACCCTCTGGTGCATCTCCATCATCAATTTCATCTTGTGTCCATAAACTATCTGCATGAGCTTTAGCAGTAGCAGTACCATAAGAAGCTGTTACAGTATTGTCAGCAAAGTCATAAGATTGATTGGTATTAATATACCACTTCTCATCTTTTTTATTACTGTCATCAAAGACTACTTCATAAATACCTATGGCATTTAATTCTGATGTTGACCAAAGCTGAAATATTTTAGCTGGGTATCTTACATCTCCTATAACCATAGCTTTAGGATTATTAATTAATTTTGTTATTTCGTTATCTGTTACTATTGCGTACATATTATATCCTAACTTTCACTTAAATTTAATGTTCTACCTACTTCTTGCCATACAGCTCCATTGTATCTAAATACTAATATGTCTGTCTTACCATCTGCACTTGTGAATGTTGGTGCAGTTGATGCTGCAAATTCAAATATAGTATTAAATGCGATTGTGTGTGAACCATTGTAATTAATTTCTAAAGCTATAAATGCACCCTCAACATTATTAGTTGGTGCAGAGAAAGTCGTATTTTCTGTTGTAACATGAAATGCGTTTGGTTTAGCAGAAGCGTCCCAAGCTACAGCATTACTTGATGAAGAAAGTGCTGATTGTGCAACATTAGCTGCTACAGCAAAAGAAGAAATCCCAGCAACACCAAGAGTACCAGTTAAACTAACATTTCTTATTCCAGTATAATCTTTATTACCATCAAGAACAACAGCTTTACTAGCTATTGCTGTTCCAGTTCCTGTTCCACCTAAATCTAAAGCATTTACTTCTCCAACAACTACAGTTGCTCCATCTAAAATATTTAATTCTGTTGCATCAGAAGTTACAGCAGCTAGTTTAGTAAAGTCTGCTTGAACCAATCCTGATACTCCATCTAATAAATTTAGTTCTGTTGAGTTAGAAGTTAAAGCTACATCTTCATTTATTTTTGGTGCAGTTAAAGTTTTGTTTGTTAAAGTTTGTGTCCCAGCAAGTGTAGCAACTGTTGAATCAATTGCTATTGTTCCAGAAGATGTAATTGCACCTCCAGATAAACCAGTACCAGCAGTTATAGAAGTTACTGTTCCAACATTTTGTGGAGTAATTGTTGTATAAGTAATGCTTGTAGAATCTAGTGTTGCATCAGTATCTGTCGTACATAAAAATATTTTATTATCATTTGCAGTTCCTTGATTAACTACAACCATACCACCAGATAATTCTGCAATAGTATCATGCTCTGGATCTCTTGATGCTGCACCAGCACCAGAACCTACTGCAAGATATAAACCATTTTCAGAAGCTGTACTTTGATTTTTAACTAAAACTCTATCTCCAGAAACTAAAGTTACACCATCAATAGCATCACCAGCTTCTAAACCATTTGATAAATTAACATTTGCTGTTGTTGCACATTCTGCAATAATTCTAGTTCTTAATCCAGCAACTGCATTATCAACATAAGTTGTTGCAGCTTTTGCATCTATTTGTGTTTGAGCATTAGATGATAAAGTATTAATGTATTGAAATTCTGCACTTGTAACTGTTCCATTTGCAATTTTAGTAGCATCTATAGCTGCACTTGCATTTATATCTGCATTAACAATTGCACCATCTGTAATTTTAGCAGAAGTAATTTGTGAGTCTGCTATTTTAGCAGTTGTAACTTGGCTATCAGCTATGTGAGCAGTATCAATACTACCATCAACATAATGTTCTGAATTTATAGAATCATCAGCTATCTTTGATCCATTAACTGAATCTGCTGCTAATTTTGCAAGAGTAACATTACCATCTGTAATTTTTGCTGTTGTAATTTGTGCGTCAGCAATATGAGCTGTGTCTATTGAAGCATCTACATAATGCTCAGAATTTATACTATCATCTGCAATCTTAGTTCCATTTACAGAGTCTGATGCTAGTTTAGCAAGTGTTACATTACCATCAGTAATCTTAACTGTCGTTACTGCGTTTGATGCAAGTTTAGCAGCAGTTACTGCACTATCTGCAATATTAGTTGTTCCTATAATTTCTGTAGGAATAGATGAATTAGTTTTTGAAAGTGCTGCAATATAAACATTAGAAATTGTTTCACTAGATAGTGAGCCACTATCCCAAGTAACATTAACTGTTGTATTTGTAGAAAATGATGATGATGAAATTGTTCCAAAAATTGTACCAGGTGTTGCTGCTGTTAATTTAATTCTTCTTCCAGCATGATAAACAGAAGTTACATTTGCACCATTGATTGTAAAAGAACCTGAAGATGCGTAAGCTGCTGTGTAAGCACCAGAGCCATCACCATATTCAATCCATTGACTATCATTATACCAATCTCTAGTATTCTTCATTAATGCTCTAATAGCATTGTTTAGATTACTAGGTAGCATACCCTCATTAACATCAATAGAGTTTAATGAAGTGTTACTTGATTGAGTTGTTGAATAATCTTTAATGTTTGTTGTCATGTTGCTCCTAATTCATAAACCAACTAAAAGCCTTATCGCTTTCAGTATTATTTTTGTTAATTAATGTGTTTACTGCTTCTTCAACTTGTCTTTGAAAAAACTCTTGTGTTTCAATTGAATATCTAATGTTATCTATATCTATTTTATCTGACATTATCTTGATCCCCCTTGACTTGCAGTTAAATCAATTCCTTGTGCATTATTCCAAATACTTTCTGCTGGTATTTTTACATTAGCTCTAAAGTATCTGCCACTTTGTCTGACTGGTGCAATTCCTGTAGCATTTATGGTGCTTGAACTAGATGAAGTAACTGTGTCTGATAATTTATCTCTAGTTTTTATAATTACATTTGAACTTGCATCAATAATTGGTCTGACACCAGTTACATTTGCTCTAAGACCTGGAAATAATTCTGTTTCTTTAGTTTCAAGTTCTGCTTCTAAGGTAGTACCAGAAAATATAGCTGCTTTAAAATTTTCATCAACAGCACCTAAATATAATTGTCCTGTTGTCCAAAATGGAGTATCTAATGAAATATTAATTTCGTCTAAGTTTTCAGATATAATATCCATTAACTCAACTGTGTTTGCTACTACGAATTGTTTAAAGATTTGTGATGCTTTAACTTTAGCAACTGACCACTTTTGAGTTACATAATTGTAGATTAATAATTTATCACAAACTCCAGTAGTGTTTGGATTATCTTTACTTGGATATAACCAAATTGCTAAAGTATTAAATGGATCTACAGCAGCAGTAATTCTATCTGTGTATGCTTTGTTTAAATCACCATCAAAAAATCTATTTACTTTCTCAGCTCCTATCGGCAAAATTTGGTCGCCATTGATTTGAAAAAATCCATCTGATGCGTAAAAGAAAACTTGTCTGTTGTCTTGGCAAACTGTTTGTCCATAAACAGCTCCTCTATTTGGAGAAATTACTGAGAACCTAAATATTACGTTCCCACCTACAAAGTCCATACGAATGATTTGATCTTCCCTAAAGACATAACCAACCTCACCAGAAGTTATAGCCACAACTTGACCACCTGATCCTGGTAAGTCTTGTGTATCTGATGAACTAACACCAGCTTCCCAAGTTGCTATGTCATTTATTCCTGACCAAGCTACTCTGTTTTTTGCACCTACAATATTTCCTGTTACCAAGAAATCCCTAACCACACCTGAAGTTTGAAAAGTTGGTGGAGTTCCACTTGATGCAATAGTTGATAAATTATGAAAAACTGTTGAAGTACCCATTAAATAATATTGTGGTACATCAACACCATTACTAGCAATTACATATTGTCCAAATTGTGTAAAAGTAATGTAATCAATATCTGATCCAGTTAAAGGTGTTCCACCATAAAAATTAGTAGTGGTTAATCTTGTAGTGTCAGATGATACATTGGTTAGATTTGCATTTCCAATAGCTGCTCTTGTAACAGTAACAACTGCATCTGATACTGTTGCTGTAAAATCAGCATGAGCATCAATAGTAGTTTTTAAATTTGTTGCAGTAGTATTGTTATTTGTTTCTACTTTAAACTGAGTTCCTGATGCTGTTCCTGTAGTTGATGTAAAGACAACAGTTGAGCCATCATTTTTTTTTAAGGTAATAGTTTTTGAAGCACCTATATTTGCATAATCAGAAACTGTAATTGTGCATGATGCTTTAGCTGTTGCTAGTTTTACATTTCTTGCACCGACTTCTGTGAAAGTACCTGATGTTAATTTGTAAATAGTTTCTTTAGTAGCAACAAAAGTAAATACTGTGTTTGTATTATCTCTAAAACTACCAGCACCTTTAGCATTTTGTGTTACATTAGATGTACCACTATAAGCAACTAAACCTTTAACTGGTTTGTAGCTTGATTGTGCATGATAAACATTGGTTGCAACAGTTGCACCAGGATTTAAATGATCTGGTTGATCTGGAAGCCATTCGCCAAAAGGTAATTGCATAGTTTAATAAGTTGTTGATTTATAATTATTTGAGAAAGCACCTCTTACAGTATCTTCACTTCTTTGTACTAAAGGTGATCCACTAAATTGATCTTCTCTGTCATTTAACTCTAATCTTTCCATAGCAGTTGCATACATTTGTTGCCATGTTTGAACTTGTTGAGGATTAATACCTCCTAAAAAATTAGCAGCATGAAATAATGAACCATATAAATATATAGCTGGGTGGCTTGCTAGAATATAATTTGTTGCAACTGATGATGATAGTGCATCAAAAGTTTTATAGTAATTTATATAACCAGTATATTCAGCATCTGGTTTTGGAGAAAATCTAAAAGTATCTCCTAATATTGTATAGACAGATGGCAAACCAGTATTTGATGTGCCTTGCATTTGATCCATTTGTGATGGTGTTGCATATCTTAATGGACACTTTGTAGAACCACTTAAAATATAAAAATCTCTTACTTGTAAAAATCCTGTTGGCAGAGCTTCTGTTTCAGCATTAATAGTAATAGTTGTTTGAGCCACCATACTTCTAACTCTTAGTTTTGAGTTAAAATCAGCTTCTGCTAATTTAATAAAGTCATCAGCTATCTCAGTTGTTAAATCTGATCTGTTTAACCAATTAGCAAGTGATGCTTTTAATTCTGTATAATTTGTTAGTGCCATTAAAATCTTCCTGGTGCAGTTCTAAATAATCTATAATCAGAACTATTTAATTTTTCTTTTAAAATTTTTGTTTGAACATCTTTAGGTAAAGCAAACCAATTACCTTTATTCATATCGCCATTATATTCTTTAGCCCAAATTTCTAAAATAATAGATGGAACTGATGCTACTCTTTTTAAACCTTTGTCTGGTGAGTAACCATCATTATGTGTGTATAGCTTTTTATTGTGTTCTAAAATTGGTTTAACATCTACTGATCTTTGTTGGATAACACCTTTATCTTCGTTATCATAAAAAGTTTCAGTTGTTACACCATCATTATCTACTCTAAGTTTTGCCATTATCTACCTTGACCTTTATATCTAGTAAGTTTCATTTGTCTTTTTTCAGATTTATTTAATGATTTTTTGTGCTTACCTAATTTGGGTGGTTTATCTCTTGGAACAAAATGAATAAACTTTTGTTTAGCCATTACGCACTTAGTTCAGTAACATATAACTCACCATCTGAGCCACCAATTCTTAATACAGCTATTTTTTCACCTGGAGAAACTTTAATAATTTCAACTTCGTTAGCTGGTAATAAAGATGTGCTTGTTGTTGCTGTTGGAGTTCCAGCTACAAGAATATGACAAGCAATTGTGCTTACCACTCTAATATATTCTGTTCCAGCAGTAAATGCTGCTGATGCAGATGATGAACTTCCTGATGTTAATTTCAGTACAGTTCCCTGTCTTAATCCATAATTAAAACTCATAATTTATTTCCTTTATTTTTTGTATTTTACTTTTTTGCCTTTTTTCTTTGCTAAGGCTTTTGCTTTTTTCATTCCAGCTTTACTGTATGAAAACTTTTTTTTTCCTACCATTGGCATAATTTATTTCCTTTTATTGATTGGTATTTGTGGGGAAGTATCGCTAGACAAGATCCCCACAAAATTTGTAATTATCTTCTGATAACGAAAGTGATTTCCATTTTAGAAGTATTTGTAGAACCACCATTAGTGATACATTCAATAGTTCCATCTTCTTCTACACTATTAAGAGCAGTAGGTTCAGCAGTTGCTACTCTGTTAGCAGATGAAGAAGCTGTATGACTTATAGCTCCACCAGTTACTGCAACACCACCTATTTCAAAAGAGATAGCTGCTGTTCCTGTAGTAGTTGCTTTGTTGTGTGTAATAATTTTAATTATTTTTCCACCATCTGGTACACATACAAAAGTAGATGACGCAGTTGATACATCTGGAATTGCAGATGTTAAAAAGTAATCGTTAAGTGTTCTCATGTTATTTTCCTTTTTTTGTATTGCTTCGTTCCGATTTTAAAATCTTCAAAGAAAACAAAATTGTTATTGATATTATGAGGGAGTAAAAATACCCCCTCATAAAAGTGATAACTACTATGAAGTAGTTAAATCAAATATACCACCTGAAGCAGCTTGGTTTCTTGACTCTAAAGTGTACTCTGCAAGTAAGAATTTCTTCTGTGCATCACCACTTTGAGCAAGATCCTGAAGTTGGAAATCTCTTAAAAAAGAAACTGCCCACATATCAGGTTGTAGAA